GCAGATGACCGACGAGGAATACGCCCGGGCGCTGGAGGGACTTGCCGGGGGACGGCGGATCACGGCGGTGATCGTTGACCCCTCGGCGGCCAGCTTCATTGAGGTTCTGCGGCGGAAGGGGTGGCGGGTGCGCAAGGCGGAAAACGATGTTCTCAGCGGTATCCGGCTGACCTCCGATCTGCTGAAGGCCGGGAAAATCGTGATTTGCGAGGGGTGCGCGGACTGTCTGCGGGAGATGGACGAGTACGTCTGGGATTTATCCGGCGGAGGGAAGGACAAGGTGCGCAAGGAGCACGACCACGCCATGGACGACATGCGGTACTTCGCCGCCACGGTTCTGGGGGAGCGGCAGGAGGGAGTTTCCGCGTGGGCGGTGGAGAGAAGGCGCTGACGGGGGACGTCAGGGTAATATTTGCTTGAAGGGAGCGATTTTTTGAAACGAAAGCAGAAGGAAACCGGAGGCGTTGCGGCGGTGTGCCAGCTTCGCACCGGGAACACCCACCCCTTTGGGGTGATGAAGGGGTTTACGCCTCTGGGCGCCGGGGAGGAGCGGATTTACCGGGAGATGCGGGAAGCCATTCCGGTGCTGGACGCCGCGGTCGCGAAAATGGTGCGGCTGTGCGGCGGGTTTGAGGTCCGGTGCCGGGATCGTGAGGCACAGCACCGGCTCAATGGTTTTTTGCAGATGATGCCCTGCGGCCGGGGACAGATGGGCATTGAAAGCTTTTTGAGCGGGTATCTGGACAGCCTGCTGACCTATGGCCGGGCGGTGGGCGAACTGGTGATCGCCGGTGGAAAACTGCGGGCGGTATGTTGGGGAGACGTGACGGCGCTGGAAGCGCAGGAGGGGGAAAATCCCCTGGAAACGGTGCTGTGGGGTACCGATGAGCATGGTTTGCTGCGGCCGCTCCCTTATCAGCAGCTCCTGCTGTTCACCACGATGAATCCCGAGCCGGCACACCCTTATGGAGTGAGCATGTTCCGGGGGATGCCCTTTCTTGCGGACATTCTTCTGAAAATTTACAACACCATCGGCGTTAACTGGGAACGCGCCGGGAACATCCGTTACAGCGTCATCTGCAAGGGCGGCGAAAACCTCGACCCGGTGACGGCGCAGGAGCGGGGGAAAGCCGTGGCGGCGGAATGGAGCCGGGCCATGGAGGACAACAAAAACGGCACGGTGCGGGATTTCGTGGCTGTGGGGGACGTGGAGATCAAGGTCATCGGCGGGGAAGCGCCGATATTGGATTCCGAGACCCCGGTGCGGCAGATCCTGGAGCAGCTGGTGGCAAAAACCGGGCTGCCGCCCTTTTTGCTGGGGCTGAACTGGAGCACCACCGAGCGGATGAGTACCCAGCAGGCGGATCTGCTGACCTCGGAACTGTGGGCGCTGCGGCGGACGGTGGAGCCTGCCATGCGGAAGATCTGTCAGACCTATCTTGCGCTGGAAGGGCTGGACAACCGGGTGGAGATCGAGTGGGACGACATCAGCTTGCAGGATATCACGCAGGAGGCACAGGCGGCGCTTTACCGGGCGCAGGCGGAAAAGTGTCTGGTGGATGCGTCCCAAAATGAAAATTCTTGAATGGAGGAACCGGCATGGAAATCAACAAGGCGGCACAGGCCGCAAGCAGCGGCGCACCTACGGCGGTACAGCTGGAAGCGATCAACAATCTTGCCAAGGCGCATCTGACAGCCCAGCAGGTTTACGTGTTCTCCCTGCGGCTGTGCGACAATCAGGTAGACCGGGACTTTGAGCGCTTCGACAGCGCCGCGCTCCCCGGACTTGCCAAGCTGTTTATCGGCAAGACGGGGATCGTTGACCACAAGTGGAGCAGCGACAAGCAGGTGGCGCGTATCTTCCAGACCGAGGTGGTGCGGGAGGACGGCGCGGAATTCATCAAAGCATGGGCGTACATCCGGCGGGGGGATGCCAACGACGAGATCATCGCCGACATTGAGGCGGGAATCAAAAAGGAGGTATCCGTGGGGTGCGCCATGGGGCGCTCTGTCTGCTCCATCTGCGGGAGCGACTACGGTTCCTGCGGGCATCGGAAGGGCGAGAGCTATGACGGACAGGTCTGCTGCGCCATTTTACAGGAGCCGATGGACGCCTACGAATTTTCCTTCGTGGCGGTGCCGGCACAGCGGGAGGCCGGTGTGCTGAAGGGGCTGGGCTGCGGAAAGCCCAAGCTCAAGGAGCTGGCCGATGAATTCGGCGCGCAGGCGGAATACCGGGCGCTGTATCAGCAGGCAGAGCTGGGGAAGCGCTACCAGAAAGAGCTGGAGGACAGCATTGTGCGTCTGGGGCTGTCGCTGGAGCTGGGCGTGGAAGCGCCGGTGCTGCGGAGCATCGCCAGAACCGCCGCGGCGGAAGACCTGATCAAGCTCAGGTCGGCGCTGGAAGAGCGGCTGGGGGGGAGGATGCCGCTTACGACCCAGCTGGGCGGCTGCCGGGGGAAAGAGGAAAAAGTAGAAAGTGGATTTTTGATTTAGGGATTTTACGGGGCTTCGGGGCGGCGCGGGGCTTTACGTGAATGACACTGCCGCGATACATCATAGGTTCTCCGGCGAAGGCCGGCAGCCATAAATTTACTTGGGAGGATATCAAATGGGTTATGACAATCTGAAACTGGAAAAGGGTATGTACCGGCAGGAGGGTATGAACTTTACGCAGGTGCTGGAATCTCTGGACCCCAGCGAAAACTACCGGGGCACCGCGCTGGAGGGCACCGACGCATTTCAGCGGCAGCTGAAGCGCTTCGGCATCCGCGCCAAGGGGGCGGGTTCTTCCCCCGTGGAGAAGTTTTTCCGCACCGCCGATTCCGCCGTGCTGTTCCCGGAGTACATCGCCCGCGCCGTCCGCGCCGGCATGGAGGAGGCCAACATTCTGCCCCAGATCACGGCGACCACCACCACCATCGACACCATGGACTACCGCTCCATCTACTCCATCCCCACCGACGCGGACAAGGAGCTGAAGGACGTGATGGAGGGTGCGTCCATCCCCGAGACTGCGGTGAAGACCAAGGAGCATCTGGTGCAGCTGAGCAAGCGGGGCAGAATGCTGGTGGCGTCCTATGAGGCCATCCGCTTCCAGAAGCTGGATCTGTTCGGCGTGATGCTGCGTCAGATCGGCGCACACATCCAGAAGCAGCAGCTGGCCGACGCGGTGAATGTGCTGATCTCCGGCGACGGCAACGAGAACGCTGCAACCCAGTATACCATCGGCACCAGCCCCATCTCCGGCACTAAGGGTACGCTGGCTTACGACCAGCTGGTGGAGTTCTGGGGGCAGTTTGACCCCTACACCATGAACACCATTCTCTGCTCCACCGCCACCATGACCAGCATGCTGAAGATCTCCGAATTGCAGAATCCCCTCACCGGGCTGAATTTCCAGGGCACCGGCAAGCTCAGCACCCCTCTGGGCGCACAGCTGCACCGCACCTCTGCCGTGTCCGACGGCGTGATCATCGGTCTGGACAACCGCTACGCGCTGGAGCTGGTTCGTGCCGGCGACGTGCTGGTGGAGTACGACAAGCTCATTGACCGGCAGCTGGAGCGGGCGGCCATCACCTCCATTTCCGGCTTCGGCAAGATCTGTGACGGCGCGTCCCTCGTGCTGAACGTATGACGCTGACGGAACAGGTTTTTGCTCAGGCGGCGCTGCTGGCGGGGGAACTGGACGGGCGGCAGACGAATCTGCTGCGGCTGCTGTGCGGCGCGTCCGCTTCCTCCCTGACGGCGCGTCTACGGGAGGGATTGACGCCGGAGGACTGCAAGGCGGATTTCATCGCCGCGGCCAGTCTGCTGGCGCTGGCGCAGCTGAACGGCGTGGACGACGACGCGCAGGTGGAGGAGTTCAAGGCCGGTGATCTGACGGTGAAGCAGGGAAGCAAGAATCGGGACGCGGCTTCCCAGTGCTTGCAGCGTCAGGCAGAGCTGATGATCGCGCCCTATCTGAAAGACGGTTTTTCCTTCCGGGGGGTCTGACATGCGGAGAATGGTTGAGAAAATCATTGCTCAGTACGGTACGGATATGCGGCTTACCAGCGGCACTGAGACGAAAACCGTCCGGGCTTTCTTCCGGGCGGTGAACGCCAAAAGCTGGCAGAGCATGGAAAGCGAGGCGACGCTCCTGGGAGAGATCTCCCGGGGGCAGTACGCCTACATCGGCCCCGTCGGCGCGCAGGTGCGGGAGGGGGATACGCTGACCCTTGGGGATAAGACGTATCTGTTCCGGCGGGCGGAGCTTTATTACTACCGCAATCAGCCGGTCTACCAGTGGGGGCTGTGCGTGGAGAAGGGTGTGAACGATACTTGGGCATCTCAATCCTAGAGCTGGTGCTGCGGCGGCTGCGGGAAGCAAAGTTCACGGCGGACGTGGCCTTCCCCGGGCAGAAGTTCCCGCAGATCACGAAGCCTGTGGCGGCGGTCCACATTGAGAAGGTGGACAGAGCAAACATGACGGTGACGGTGGAGGTCAACATCATCTGCCCCGCCGCCATGGGCGGCACCGCCTGTGAGGTGGAGGCTCTGCGGGCAACGGAAATTCTGCGCTGGTCGGGGGCTGTGTGCATACAGAACGGGTGCACCTACGACGGGATCAGTCAGGTGTACGTGGTGGCGATACTGGCGACCTTCACCTGTGTGACGGAGGCCAGCAAGTGCAGCCTCGGCCCCGGATTCCGGGCGTACATCAACGACATCGTTCAGCCCAACGCCATCGCCTTTTCCGAGGAAGAGGTGTCGGGGGTTCAGGCGGAGTATGTTACCGGCGAGTCGGCTCCGGCGGGGGCCAGTCAGGGAAGCAGCCTGTGGTACATCCAGCTGGAGGAGCTGTTCCCCGCCGGTACGCCGGAAAAGGCGGAGCCGGTGGGCGCATTTACGCTGGAGATCTCCACGGACGTCAAGATGGAGCTGTATTATCACTGCCGGTGGACATCCGTCAAGCGGGAATTTTCCAGAGAGGGGCTGCGGAAGACCCGGAAGGGCATCGCCATGCTGCGGCAGGAGCAGGAGGACGAGTAAATGGACAAGCTCAAGTACAAGACCTTTGTCTGGCCCCACAATCCCACGGTGTACAAGGAGGAATATCTCCGGGAACCCCAATACTACAAGGGGGACGATGGGGAATACTACTTTGACGCCATGGGGGACGAAAAGCTGACCATCACCGGCACCGGGGCATTCTTCGGCGACGACGCCTTTGTCCAGTTCAAGAAGCTGGCGAAGCTTTTTAAGGAGACGACGCCGGGGAATCTGGAGCATCCCATCTGGGGTATCCGGTACTGCTACCTTACCGGGCTGGAAATGACCCAGGAGCCGAAGGATAACTACATCAGCTACCGTTTTACCTTCACCGGCGCGCAGACAAACGGCGTGGTGCCGAGGTAACGGCAAAAGACGCTTTACGGTAAAAATCCCACGCAGCCGCAAGGCCGCGTGGGATTTTTGTTTGCTCGGAAGATTCTGATTATTCCAGCTCGAACGCGCCGGTGTAGAGCTGATAGTAGGTGCCCTTCTGGGCAATCAGGTCTTCGTGGGTGCCGCGCTCGATGATGCGGCCATGATCGAGAACCATGATGCAATCGGAGTTCATGACCGTGCTCAGACGGTGGGCGATCACGAAGGGGGTGCGGCCCTTCATCAGGGCGTCCATGCCGTCCTGCACCAGTTTTTCGGTGCGGGTATCAATGGAGGAAGTTGCCTCGTCCAAAATCAGCACCGGCGGGGCAGCA